TACGCTATCCCTTGGGGTGGCGAGCACAATGGCGTATAGCAGTTGCGTCGGGCACCTCTGCGCGGACGGCGAAGGCTAGTCTCCGAAATTGCCCAGACCACGGCGGGGAGCCCGACACCAAGGCGACAACACATGAACCGTGACGCTTTCGCTGCGATGATCTCCGGCTTAGAGGCCAACGGGGTACCCCGTCCAGAGATCGTCCGCCGCACCGGGTTGAGTAAGAACACCATCTGGCGGCTGGCCAACGGCGAGGCCCGGGAACCAAAATACGAGACCGTACAGAAGGTGCTCGATCTCAAGATGCGGACCGACCGGCTGCTGCCGCCGCCGAGCAAGTTCTGAATTAACTGTTCGCGTTATCTCAAATGCCGAACACTTTTTAACTTATCCACAGGCTTTCCGGCGCAGCCTCTCGACTGGGGGCCGCATCGTGTGCTGCGGTCCACCATTCACAAGTGGGGGCTTTCAGCTTTGCGTAAATTCGTCGGTGCCGCTATCGCGGCATCTCTCCTGTTGGCCGGTTGTGCCACCAATCCGAACCAGATCAGCGCCGCCTACGTGTCGCCGGTGCTCTATCAGAACCTCTCCTGCCCGCAATTGGCAGCGGAGGCGCAGCGCGTTGCCAACGCGGCCGGTGCCGCAACCGGCGCGCAGACCTCGCAGGCATCCAAGGACGCGGTGATGACCACGGTCGGCATCGTGCTGTTCTGGCCCGCCCTGTTCTTCATTGGCGGCGACAAGAGCAACGCCGCCGAGGTGTCGCGCCTCAAGGGCGAGATGCAGGCCATCGAGCAGGCCAATATCTCGAAGGGCTGCGGCATCGAGTTCAAGAAGTCCTGAGTGCGTTAGGGTCATTTTCGCACTCGGCACGGTGTCCTTCGGTTTGTTTGGGGGCCGGAACAAGGGACGCCAAGAAGGGTCGGGATCACTCCCGGCCCTTTTTCTATAGGCGTTCGACCCATCGAACCGGATAGGCGCTAATTGCCAAGGCATTCCCGTTGAAGGAATGCCGACATGCCGACGCCCAACTACGCGATCAAGCAGCAGAAGATCACCGAAACCGAGAACGTCGAGTACGTCCTGTCGGACGGTGAGCCCGACCGTACCGGCGACGTGATCGAGGCCAAGGGCTGGGAGATCGGTTCGTTCTCCCCAATCGCCCTGTTCAACCACAACCGTGACGCCATCATCGGTCGCTGGGAGCAGGTCAAGGTCAAGGCCAACAAGCTGGTTGGCAAACTTGTCCTCGCCGATCCGGGCACCTCTCCCGTAGTGGACATGGTGCGCGCCCTGATCCGGCAGGGCATCCTCGAAACAGTTTCCGTGGGTTTCAAGCCGCTGCAAAGCGAGCCGATGGACCCCAAGGAGCCGTGGGGCGCGCTGCGCTTCACCAAGCAGGAATTGCTTGAGTGCTCCGTTGTCGCGGTGCCCGCCAATCCGCGCGCCCGCCGCGTCGCCAAGCAGTATCTCTCCGAAGCAGAAGCTGACCGCCTGTTCGCCAAGTCCGGCGCTATTCAGGCGGTCGACAAAGCGTCGGTCACAGTCGGCAAGCTCGCCGCACCGCAACCCCAGCACAGGGGAAATCCGATGCCCGCAAACATTTCCGAGGGGATCAATACCAAGAAGAACCGCATCGTCGCGATCAAGGATGAGCTACAGGCCATCGCCAAGCGCGCCGAGGACAATGACTTCGACCTGACCGATGACGATGCCGAAGCCCAGCAGACGCTCAGCGTCGAGTTGGAGAACACCGAGCGTTCGCTCACGCGGCTGGAAAGCCTTGAGAAGAACCTCGCAGGTTCGGTCAAGCTCGATGACGACGATCCGCGCAACGAGCGCCGGTCGAGCGGGGGTGAACTCATCACCTTCGAGCGTGTCGAGGGAGAGCGCGATACCTTCCGTGCGCCGACCCCTGATCTCGCCGAGACCCCGATCCGCGCTGCGGCCCGCAAGACCCGCGCCTTTGACCTTCTGGTCCGTATGGCTCTGGTCGGGCTTGTCGCCCACGTCCGCCATCTCGATCCGGCCGCTGTGGCGCAGGAGCGCTATGGCCGCACCAAGCACATCCGCGAACTCGAAGCCGTGGTGAAGGCCGCGACTGCTCCGGCGATGACCAATGTGGTCGGCTGGGCGCAGGAACTGGTCGGCGCCAACGTACGGGCACTGCTCGACACCATCGCTCCGGTGTCGGTCTACCCGAGGCTGGCTGCTCGCGGCACCGAACTGACCTTCGACGGTCGCAACCCGATCATCATCCCGTTCCGCCAGTACGGCACGGTGCCGGGTGCGGCGGACAACACGGCCTACAACAAGCGTCTGGCCGGTGCGTTCGTCGGCGAAGGCAATCCCATCCCGGTTCGTCAGGGCCTCTTCAAGTCGCTGGTCCTGAACCCCTACAAGATGGGCGTGATCTCCGCCTTCACCCGGGAAATGGCGTTCGCGTCGACCCCGGCGATTGAGCAGATCATCCGCGAAGCCATTGCCGAGGACACCGCATGGGTGCTCGACATGGCGCTGCTCTCCAACACCGCAGGCATCCCCGGCGTTCGCCCGCCCGGCCTGCTGTACGGCGTCACTGCGCTCACCCCGAGTGCCCTGACCCCGGCGAGTGCAGCCGCGATGGCCGACATCAAGGCTCTGGTCGGTGCAGTGGTTGGTGCAGGCGGCGGTCGTGCCGTGGTGCTCGCCATGAACCCGATGCAGGCAATGGGCCTGAGCTTCATGACCGAGGGCGGCACGTTCCTGTTCCGCGACGAGGTGGGCCGTGGCACGCTGATGGGCGTCTCGCTCATCACCTCGACCACGATCCAGCCGGGCGATGTCTACTGCATCGACGCGGGCGAGTTCGCCAGCGGCACCGGCGAGCCGGTGTTCGATGTGTCGGATCAGGCGACCCTGCACATGGACGATGGCACCTACCCGGCCGACTTCACTGCGCCGACCGTCAAGCCGATTGTCTCCGGCGCCGATCCCGGCGTCATTGCCAACCCGGTTCGCTCGCTCTGGCAGACCGCATCCATCGCCGTCCGCATGCTCATGAACGTCTCGTGGGGCATGCGCCGGAATGGCGTGGTCGCCTACATGGAAGGCGTGATTTGGTAATCTCCCTCCCTCCTAACTAAGCCCTAGCGAGGGATTTTGAGGGGCGGCTCCGGGTAACGGACCCGCCCCTTTTTTCTGAGACTGCACACATCAGGAGAACCCCGAAATGACAGTCGTTTACGCCTCGAAAGGACCGCTCGCCGGGAGGCAGGTCGACCTCCCAGACGATCAGGTGAAAGCGGCCACCGGCGAGGGTGGCTGGGCCATCGAGATCAAGCCGGGTAACCAGTTGGTTGCCGATCCCGGCGCCGTCTACAGCTTGGACTGGGTGATCCCCGGCTACAGCACCGAGGACTTGCGGCCGTTCACCGGCAAGACCAAGGAAAAAAACGGCGAAGGCTCTGGGCGGCGCAGCGAGCCCTCATCGAAGATTTCGGGTGCGCGCACTGCCTCCGACAACAACGATGACAAGGAAGAGTGAAATGAAGCAGCAGAACCTAGCGGTTCCCGCCGCCAACTACAGCTACCCGGGGTTCACCGCCGTGTTCCCGGCCAAGGGTCCGTATGTCGGCCGCAAGTATGTCGCCGTCCCCGATGACGAGGTAGCCGCCGCCACCGCCGAAGGCGGCTGGGCCACCGCGCTCGATGAGGGCAACGTGCTGCTCGCCGATCCGTGGGCGCCCTATGACGATAGCTGGGTGATCCCCGGCACGCCCGAGCCGGGTGACGGCGAGGAAAACCCGCCGCCCGAGACGCCGGTGCCGGTGCCGATCCTTTCGCTGTGGAACACCAATCCGGCGCTCGTCTTGGTGGCGTCGGCCGACATCGGCAAGTTCTCCGATGGCGATACGGTGACCGTGGCCGGGGTGCTGTCCCCGCATGAGTGCGTCAACGGAAGCCACGCCATCGCCAATGTCGGCACCGCCGCTGACAGTTTTGAACTGGTCGGCGTTGATCTCACCGTTGCCGGAACCACCATTGGCGATCCGGGCATGACGGTCACGCCTCCGGCCGATCCTCCGGCTGGGCGGGCGTCTCGCGCGCCGGAACGTGAACCCGAGCGCAACACCCGCAGGTCCACCCGTCGATGATCGACCGCGCCCCATCGGTGCAACGAACCGCAGCACCCGCGTCATTCATGACGCGGGTGGCGTCTGTTCTCGGCGTCAAGGCAGGCGGCGCACCCGAGGGCGAAACCATCCGGGCGCCTGCCGCCCGGGTGTTCTATCCCGATCAGGGTTTCATCCCGATGACGTGGCCGCTCAACTTCTGGCAGAGCGGCTACAACGTCATGTCGGGGGGCGAGAACACCATCGTGGAAGCGTGCGTCTGGGCCTATATCCGGGCCATCGCGCAGCTTCCCGGCTACCACCGGCGCCGCAAGCCGAACAACGGCGTCGAGACCGTCACCACTACCGCGCTGGCTCGCCTGCTGCGGTATCCGAACATCTACGAGACGCGCAGCGATTTCCTCACCCACACCGTCCGCTCGCTGCTCTATGCGGGCAACGCCTATTGGCTGGCATGGCCGCGCAACGAGCGGAACGAACCGACCGCACTGCACTGGCTCAACCCGCACTCGGTGCACCCCTATGTCGCCGAGACCGGCGACATCTTCTATTCGGTCGGCGACAACCCGATCATCTCTGGCGACCTTGAGGCCGACCTGCGCGAGCGGGTGCTGGTGCCGCAGCGCGACGTGCTGCACATCAAGCTGGCGACGCCGCGCGATCCGCTGGTCGGCGAGACGTGGCTCACCTCGCTGGCCTTCGATCTGGCCAATCGCGGCGCCATGAACATGAACATCTCGGCCTTCTACAACAACATGTCGCGGCCCTCGGGCGTGCTCTCGACCGAGCAGATTTTGTCCGGCCCGCAGGTCGAGGAACTGCGCAAGCGCTGGAATGATCAGTCGGCCGGGCTCAACGCCGGTGGCGTGCCGATCCTGACGGCCGGGCTCAAGTGGCAGGCGGTGTCGCTCAACGCCAACGACAGCCAGTTGATCGAAGCGCTCAAGATGAACGACCGCACCATTGCCGGTGTGTTCGGGGTGCCCGGTATTCTGATCGGGCTGACAGAGGATGCAGCATGGGCTTCCACAGAAGCGCTGATGAATTTCTGGCTCGCCAATGGGCTGGGCTTCCTGCTCGACCACATCGAGGTCGCCATCGATCAGTTCTTTTCATTGCCCGCCAACGAGTACACCGAGTACGACACCGACGCGCTGCTGCGCACGGCCTACAAGGATCGCGTCGAAGCACTCAAGTCCGGCGTGACGGGCGGCATCTACTCGCCCAACGAAGCGCGCGCCCGCGAGGGCCTGCCCGAAGTCAAGGGTGGCGAGGAACCGCGCGTGCAGCAGCAGCAGGTGCCGCTGTCCTTCGCGCAGGTCGCCAGCATCGCGCCAGTTGTGGGACAGCCGACGACGCCGAGCGATACGCCTCCCGCCCCAGCGGTCGCCGCGCCGTCAGACGGCTCGACCGATGGTGAGAACGCTCCCGACGCCGACGCCGAACCGGCCAAGGACATCCCGGTCGGCGAATACATCGAGGAACTAGGCCAGCAAGTCCGTCTCTTGATCGAGCACCACCATGATCCATGACCCGACCTTCACCAAGGCGCTGGCCGAGTTGATCGCCAAGCTGCTCAATGAGGAACGCACCAAGCTCGATACGCGGTTTGGCGAGGTCAACCGGACCTTCGATCTGGTGCGCGACCAGATCAGGTCGCTGCACGAGCGCGAGACGTTTGATCCGAACGTCTTGGCGCGGATGCAGCAGCATCTCGACAAGGACACCCACGCGCTGCAAGCCAACCTTGAAGCGCTGCACCGCGAACTGGACGGCCTCGCCGAGCGCACCGCGCAGATCGTCATCGATCAGGTGAGCGCCGACCTGCGCGCGCTGAACCTCGACTACAACGAGCGCGCCCTCAAGCTGTTCAACGATGCCGAGGTGCGGGTCCGTTCCTTGAAGGACGGCGAGCCCGGCCGCGACGGTCTCGATGGCGCCCCGGGGCTCAACGGCGTCAATGGCGCCGATGGCTTCTCGCCCGACCCGGCGATGATCGCCGAGGACGCCGCCGAGATCGTGGTCAAGCTGATCGGCCCCACGGTAGATGAGAAGCTGATCGAGTTCCAGACCAACGCCGACCACGCCCTGACCGCCGCCAACGAGCGCATGGCCGCGCTGCGCGACGGCATCGACGGCAAGGACGGCATCGACGGCAAGGATGGGGTCGACGGCTTCTCGCCTGATCCCGAGATCATCGCCGAGCAGGCGGTCGTCAGTGTGTTGAAGCTCATCGAGCCGACCGTCGATGAGAAGCTGGAACTGTTCCAGACCGAGACCACGCAGTTGCTTGACCACGCCGCCGAGCGGATCGCGGCGCTGCGCGATGGTGTCGACGGCAAGGATGGCATCTCGCCCGATCCCGAGATGGTGGTCGAGCAGACGGTCACGCAGGTGCTCAGGTTCGTCACCGGCGCCGTTGACGACAAGCTGGTCGAGTTGCAGACCGAGGGCAGGCGCATTTTCTCCGAGGCCGAGGTGCACGTCGCGGCGCTGCACGATGGCCGCGATGGCATCGACGGCAAGGATGGCCGCGACGGGATCGACGGCAAGGATGGCCAAGGCGTCGGCGAGGGCGAACTGCTCAAGATCGTCGCCAGTGCCACCGAGCGGGTGCGCGGGCTGATCGAAGAAGATGTCCGCGCCATGCTGGCGCATCTGCCGGTGACGCTCAGCGCCGCCGAAATCGAGACGCTGGTCAACGCGGC